GAGATCGGCCTTCCGGTGGTCTTCCGCGGTCCGCACCAGGATTTTTCTCCGAACAGCCCCGCCTCCTCCTCCGCTTCCTCCCCCCGCCTCAAGAGGAACGGGCTCGCGTCTTGCGGGGTCCTTTTTCCTCTCCTTCTCCAGGATCGCGTTCGCCCTCTCCTGGGCGATCTCATCGACATGGACAACGCGGACCTGGTTGAAGGCCAGCTCCAAGACGCGCGGATCCCTCTGCACCCCCGGGGGGAAGTTCGCCTTGATATAGGCTTGAATCTCCGCCTTGTACTTCTTGAAGGACGGCCCCGTCTCGGGGTCGAGTTCCATAATCCTCTCGGCCTGTTTGAAGTTCAGTTCGTTCGCCTGGGCGAGACGAGGACCGATCCGCCTATCGATGAGCTCGTTGAAGGTGTCGATGCCCTTGTTCTCGTCGAAGGCGTCCGTCTTGAACCTCTCCCTGAAGGCGGCATCAGTCTCCCCAGGTTGCTGAATGAGAGGCGCTTCCTGGGGTCGTATCTTCCCCACCGCATCCTCGAACGCCTTCGAGATCCTTTCAGTGGGATCGGGCGCCTCGGCAACCTTCTTCTCCGCGGCTTGGACTCTCGCGTAGAGATCCTTCTTGGAAGACTTCTTTACCTCCTCGGGAAGTTCCTCTTCAGGTTCGGGCTCCGCTTCTGTTTCATCCACGAACTGGGTCTCCTCTTCCTTGTCATCCTCGAACTCGGGCAAGAGGTCTTCGTCTTTCTCTTTCGCCATTAGTTACCTTCCTTCGCCATCTCGGCGATCATCTGCTTCAGGTCGTCCTCGGTCGCGTCCCGCAGTTGTTCCATGGAGGACCAGAGGCGTTCAAAACTGAGTAAAACCCCCTGTGCCTGGAAGAGGAGCTGGGGCTCCCTGGCTGTTTTGAGGACCTGTGTTTCCTGGTGCTGAATTGTTCTCACCAGTCCCTCCACCACCTTCCATCCCGGGCTGTCCAATAAGTCCTGGAGGCGCCCCTGGTCGTCCAGGAGCGATACCATTCTGGGATCCTGCTTGTCCATTCTCCATCCTCCTCAACATCTGTTCCTGGGCCATGTCCATCATTCGAAACGCGAGTTCTTCCAACTTGACAGGCGGCACGAAGTCCCCCGTCTCGTCCTCCCCGAAGAACTCCAGCATTTTCTCCATCAACTTACTTGTGCCAACTATGTAACGAAGCGCGGCCTCCTTGACAGGTTGGGGTAACTGAACTGGAGGTTGCCCCGGTCCGCCTGGCATTCCCCCATACACCTGCATCAGGAGGGGAAGCTGTTCCTTTTTGAACATCGTATATATGGACCACAAGGAGAGGACGTTCTGCCTTCTCGCCTCAAACGTTTGTTCTGCGTCTGAGGTCCTCACGGAGAAGCGCAACTTTATGGGGATCTCTTCTATCTTGATAGAGAGGGCCTTATCCAAGTCTTTCAGTTGTTGATCGGTAAGGCGGCCAATCCGCGTCTCGTTCTCCATAACCGTGTCCTTGTTCCACACGAGTTGAAAGACGGTCATCATTCCCAGAGAAGAGTAAGCGTCTTCCATCCCTTCCAGGATGGAGCCGACCATTCCCGAGGAGGCCCTGATCCTGTTGTTCTGCATCCCGATGGAGTCTCTGGACTTGAGGGTCTGGTCGGCGAAGCCAGCCATCGTATCACTCATAAGGGTGGCCTTCTGCAAGTAACCCCATGCATTGCTCTCGGCCTGCAACGAAGAAGGGTAGACTTCTCCCACTTCGAGGGTTTTGAAGTCCGCGACGTTATCAACAAGAAAAATCCTCCCCGGGCTCATCGTTTCGCGTGCTTTGATGCCTGAGTTTTTTCTCGCAATAAACATCTTCAACGTCGTCATGTGGACGGCGTTGATACGATTGTTGTGGAGGGCCTCCAATTCGGATTGCATGTGCATCCCGGCATGGCCCACTCCCGCACCGTCAAGACGGAAAGACTTCTTGATGAAGTTGAACTGCCGCACCATCCTCAAGCCCATGGGATTCACAATGGCCATGACAAGGACGCCGCCCTTGCGTGAATAGATCAGAAGGAGGTCTTCCCAGAAGCCGTCCTTCGGCGAGAGGTCCCATCTCAGATATACTTCGTAGAAATCCCACACATCCCTCTGGAGAGGGATGCCTTTCGATATCGCATCCGCATCAACCTCATGTTCAAGGGGTTCGGTGCGAACATCATCTTTCCAATTCTCATACTCGGTCCACTTCCCCGAAGCGAACCTCTCCTCCACGTCCTGCTCTTCCAGCTCGATATGCTGGGCGAACCACCTTGCCTTCTGGATGTCCTTGGTGCGCATCCTGTAGAGAGCGTCTTCCCTGGGGAAGACAATCCACTCAGGCCCGTCATGGAAGACCGCATCGACCTGGGTCCCGTCTTGAAGGGTTACTTTGTGCTTATCGGTTGTCCATGGGATTTTTACAAAGACCGTTCCCAGCGAATCGGCTTCCTCCTGGATTTCCCTGTCCTTGTCCCGCTTGTTCAGATCGAACTCGGAGTCCGCGAGAAGCTGAAGATAGTACTCAACCGTCTTGGCCACTTCAATGTCGTCGTGGTTTTTTTCCTGCAATGCAGTCACGCTCCAAAACGGTTTCTTCGTACCGAAACTGTTTTTGGTCATCCCGAAGACGGTGTTCGTCGCAATCATTTGCCCTGGAGGGCACACATTTGAAGAGTCCGGCCAGGGGACATTCTTCTTCTCGAACTCAGGTCGTGCCCACCTCTGCCTGCGGATTATTTTCCATTCCGCCTCTTCCCCTCCCCGCTCTGATTCGGCGAGGAAGAACTCCTTCTCCAGGAAGGCCACGATCTCGTCGTGCTCCTCCTTCGAGAGGAGGCCGACGAACTTCTCTTGCGGTGGCTCTTCTGTCTCGTCTACGTATGTCGTTTCGTCACTCATCGTTTTCGTCCTTTCAGATGGCCGTTCTTCTTTAGAATAGCATAGACTCCATCGAAAACCCTTCCATGAAAATATGCAAGTCTTTCTTCATCGGAAATGTCATCATAGAGTTCGCCTCCATAACGCATATCGAAATGCACTACAAATCTTTCATGGGCCATAGCGAGATGGAGACATTCGTGAGCAATAATTTCAAGACAGAGTTGTTCTTCATTAAGAAACATCGTTGCGAAATGCGAAGAGAACCACTTTCGGTCATCCATCGCTGGGTACTCATGGATTTGTGTCCCTTGTACAAGCCCCGCAGTATGGGCGTCATGCTCGATTTTCATTCCGTGCTTATCTGAGTAGAGTTCGACGTATTTATTCATTCCCTTCTGAGTGGAAAGAATAATCAGATCAAAGTATTCAGAACGAGAAGGGTCGGTTTTTATTCTATATTTTTTCACTTTTTACATCCCCGTCACTTTACATCGTGTCGGATCGCTTCGATAGAGTTCTTCTTCGAACTCGTCCGCGTCCATCTCCTCTTGGGAAGACGGAACCGTCAGGTCGGTCAAGCCTTTTTCGAAAGCGTCCAAGGCGTCCATCTTGAACTCGTTATTCGGGAATAACATTCTCTCTTCCTCAAAATCTTTTTCCTCCCCCTCCACGACCCAGACGAGGCCACGCATCAGGGAACGACCTACATTTGTCCTGATGCGGGCTGTCTTGTCTCCCTTGGCAGGGATGGGAACCGGATTGATGTAGTAGCCGCGAGTTCTGCGTTCCTTCTCAAGGAGCGGGGCAATGATCGTCTGCATCGCATTGCTTTCGACGCCGACCTTCGAGATAAGACCGTCGAACTTCTTACAGCCCTCGAAGATGTAGTCGAAGACCGTCTCGATGGTGAAATACCCGACTCGCGCCCAAATGAGGACGGCCCTCTCCTGCGAGTCGAGCCCTATAATTTCGATGGCGGTCTTTGATGCCTTCGCGGAGATGCCCCGATTCGTTCCCGCGGGATCCACGTACATCCCGATGGCGAGCGATCCGAGGCGCGTCAGCGTAATGGGGAGGTCGTCTTCCCAGTTGGAAAGTTCGTTGTCGGCAAGCTGACTCCACCGGATGAAGTACTCGCCCCGCTTGGGGGACCACATCAAGCCGCAGCGTTTCGTCTCCAGCTTGTAGAACTCGGAGACGGCGGGATCGTGGGCCTTGTTCGCATACTGGGTGATCGCGGTCCACGGGTCATCCTGGAGGAGCTTGGCATAGGTGGCCTTGTTCATGACCTCCGGGAAGACTTCGATTCCGTCTTCTTCCCATGAGCGATAATAAACGGTCCACACTCCCGTCTGGGAGACAGCGAACTCAGGCGTCAGGAAGCCCTCAATCTTCTTTGCATCGTTCATGATCGCCGAGTGAACATCGTCGGCGCCATAAAAAGTGCCGCGAAGATTTATTCTGGAGTTCAGATCAACGAGAAGAGTCGTGGCGTTCGTCGCGAACCACTTCTTCTTTTGCATCATCGAAGCGTTGCTTCTATGCTGGGCATCCACGTCTTCAAGGCCATGGATATCGTCGATGTCCAGGAGGTCAACGTGGACACCTTCAGAGGCGCCGGTGGCACCCCCCGCAGAGATCGTAGGCTCCGCGTAGTTGCGAGTCCTGTTAGGGAGGACGAACTCGGATTCGTTCCAGCGAGACGCTGACTTGCCGGGAACATACTCGGGAAAGAGAAGGGCGAACCACCCGTTCGAGTCGAAGGTTGCTTTGGCCAGGTTCTTGAAGGTGTGGGCTCGCTCAACTATTTCGGAGATAAGGCGGATCCTGATGTTCGGATTGCGGAGGGCCTCCCACGAATCTGCTCCGTGCCCGCAGACGGTTGACTTATAGGAGGAACGGAAGATGATTTCCGCTGCGCGAGCGCCATCCTTCATGGAGGCTTCGCTCTGCCTGAAGTTCGCCATGTCGAGATGGAGGGATTCGTTGAGCTTCTCGTAGGGACCCGAGAAGGCGGCAACCTGAGTGAGAAAGAAGAAAAGGGAGACGAGGGATGCCTGGCGGATGAGGGCGGTCATCATGTCGGAGGCGGAAACCTTCCCGGATTCGAGGTCACTTCTTATTCTTTCGATGAGGAGCCGGGGATTGCGGACATACTTCTTTGCGAAGAGAGGGGCGTCTTCGTGAGGAAGGATCTCGAACTTCGACTTGGGACTTCTCAATATTTCTCCAGCCGCGGGCCGTGACCTGCTTGGTGGGATGCGGAAGACCCGGAAGGAAGAAGAGGTTTTTCACTTCTAATTTTCC